TAGACGTTTTAGGCGCGACGCTTGCTGAAGATCAGTCTTACCTCTCTGGCGATTACTCTAATGCAACCAATGAGTTGAATCGCCGCACCTCGGAACTCGTAGCACGCGCTCTGGCACGTCGACTTCGACTTTCCGACCTTGAGCGTGACCTGCTATTGCGGTCCCTTACGGGTCATGTTCTCGAGCATGACGGTGAGCTGCGGATGCAGCAGAATGGTCAGCTGATGGGCTCCGTCACGTCCTTCCCAGTTCTTTGTATCGCAAACTTTGCGATTTGCCGGTTGGCAATGGAATTTGGCTCTCGCATGAGACTTTCAACGGCTTCGTTGCCGCTTTTGGTCAATGGCGATGATTGCCTCTTCCGAACAAATGAGCGAGGGCGTCGATTGTGGAGCCTGATCGGTGCTTTCATTGGTCTTTCACCTTCTGTCGGTAAGTGCTTTTGGTCGAGAGAGTTCTGTAACGTTAATTCGACGAACTTCTATCTCAACAGCACGAACCCACGATCAGAGGAGTGGAAGCGTTCAGGTGCGAAGTCGGCGCGTTGTAGAGTCTGTCCTGACCCTCCTTCTGCGCTCACTCTCGATAAGGATAAGTGTCTTAGAATGAATCCCTTCTTTGAGACACGTTTTGTCAATTTCGGCCTTTTGATGGGGCTGAAGCGTTCCGGAGGTTCTGTCGGAATGCAGGATGTCTTTGATCCTATTGATGGGCTTGGGGTGCGTCAGCGTGAGCTGTTGCGTACCTGCCCCCTTGAGAGTTTGAAGGCTGTTCGTCTAATTTTTTGGAGACAACACCTCGACTTGCTGAAGAAGACCAATGTGCCTTGGTTCCTCCCGGAGTGGATTGGTGGTCTCGGACTACTTGTGGACGATGAGGGTGATACTCAGGATGAACTTTCCTTGCGCTGTGCTTTTTATGCGCTTACCAACTGGAAAGACATGAGTTACCGTCCGCAGGCGATCCGAGCAGACGCTCCATGGAGAGTAAGGAAACACGTTCAGGACCAACTTGAGGCCTTAGGGCTTCCGACCGTGACTCTTGATTCTGCGCAATCTGAAGCTGAAGACCGGGTTTTTGGTCTTTTGTGCGCTGCGACGCTTTTCGATAGTCGCACCAAGTTGAGTGATCTGTTCAAAGAACCGGAAACAGAGAATTTGAAGGATGCCCCCGAGAAAGGGCAGAATCGAAGACATGCTCTCGCTAAGAATGTAACGCGAGAAGCATCGACGATCCTTCGACGGAATGAAAGATTTTGGCGATGGCTCTCAGGTCGAGGAGGACACAACGGTCCTCACACTCGATCACTGCCGGAGCTTGAGCCGTCAGACCCGGAGGGGTTGACGCGTGCTCAAAAATTCTTTCAGTCTCTGCTCTCGATGAGACCACCACGCGCAGGCTATGCCTTTGTTACGCCGAAAGTCGACTTTTCTTCGTCGGAAAGTCTGGAGTATGCTCGAGATATGTCTCTCGCACGCTCTCATGACTACTTTCAGCTTAACTGGGACACGGCCGTCCGCGCTGCCTTGCACGATGAACTTGTGCAGGATGTTGAGAGGGGTGTAGAGGTTTTACCCCCCCAAACTGTTTTTGTGGCGAAGGCCGTTGTGGCCGTCGCCCCCAAGCTGGTCTTTGACTTCGGTACTGAAGTCAAGAAACCAGCACTGTCTCCTTGGGAGGATGACGACGAAGAGGTGACCGTTTTGAAAGGTTCCCTCGACTCAGTCGCATCTATCCGGGCCCTTCAACGCGATATTGATTTCGCGTTTGAAGGAGAGTCTAAGGACTCACGGTTGACTAAACTTTACTCCATGGGTGAGTTGTACCTGTTTAATCAAGAGTTGGCGGAATTCTCTCTCGAGCTGGAGAAATCCCGTCGTTTCCAACTTGCCGTCCCGTCAGCGCGTTCTCACGCGCCGACCGATCTCGATTTTGCATCCGAGATCCACAGACAGAATTATTTGCGCTATGCGAAGCCAATCCTACTCTCTGCTCTCAAAGGTTTTCCTGAGAGACTGAACGAGTGGGTGGCTCGCGCCCATGCCTTCCCTCGTGGTTTTTGGAAGGATAGTGCAAAGCAGTTTGTGTCTCGCTAGTTTGTCTGCGAGCTGCTCTTTCCTTGTTGACCCGGTACCTCCCGGGCGTTTCCAAATGTCGATGGTCCTGAC